GATCAGGAAACCGCAACAGCGGCAATTATTAAAGCGGCTGATAAAAATGGCAGTTTATCTAATGCAGTTCTAAACTTAGAGCGCAGTCTTAATCGTGTGCTAGACTATTGTGCAATGTATATGGGTTCTGATGATGGTGGAGAAGTAGAACTTAATAGAGAATTTTACGTGCAAACAATTAACGCACAAGAACGAGCAGTAATAAGTGCTGAGTGGCAATCAGGATTAATAAGTACCAAAGAGGCTCTACGTCAACTTGAAAAGGGCGGTGTCCTAACCGAAGATGCAGAGACATTACTAGAAGAAATGGCTAATAACGGTCAATAATTTGTGAGGTTCACATGAAGATAAAATACAATGCGTTAGACGAAATTGATGAAGGTATGCGTGAGACTTTTGTTCCATGGAAAGACGGTGACAAAGAAATATTCGTACATAAAGATTATGCTGAAGATATGCGAGAACACTTCCGCTTAAAAGGTGATCATACTGAACTTAAAAATAAGTTTGATGAATCACAATCAAGGCTGGATGAACTGTCAAATGCTGAATCAGCTAGACGCAGAAAAGAAGAAGCTGAAGATCTTGATGCCAAAAAGAAAGGCGGTAAGTTTGACGAAATAATTTCTGATTGGGAAACCAAGTATCAAAGTAAAGAACAAGAGATTGCAGATCTTAGAAAAGAACGACTACAGGACAAAAAAACTACAGTGGTTCAACGTCTAGCTAACTTGGGTACTGATAATAGTCGAACAAAACTTGCACGATTAATTGACCAAGACCTATCTTTTGATGATAATGGGTCAATTATCGTGTTAAACACTGAAGGTAAGGCAACAAGCCAGTCAGTGGAAGAATACGAAAGCAAACTACGTGACCTATATCCAGAACTTGTGAAAGAGGTTCAGAGCAACGGTGGACAAGGTAACGGTGGATACAACAGTGGTGCTGGCGGATCTAAAACAATTAAACGCACTGAATTTGAAAAGCTAGACCACGGAAGTCGTGCGAAGTTTTTTAAAGACGGTGGAAAACTAACTGATTAAGGAACCATTAAAATGGCCAATGTATTAACCGACCTAGCAGCTGACTTATATAAAGCGGCTGACGTAGTTGCTCGTGAATTAACGGGTACTATTCCTGCTTCAACAATTAACGCTAACGGTTCTGAGCGTGTAGCTAAGGGCGATGTCATTCGTTCTCACTTTACACGTCCGGCAACTAGCTTAGATATATCTGAGTCAATGACCATACCAGAAGGTACGGATCAAACTGTAGATAACAAAACAGCGACCATCAGTAAAACTAAAGCGGTGCAGATTCCGTGGACTGGTGAAAACATGAAACACGTTAACAATGGCTCAGGTTTTGAAACCATATATGGTGATCAGATTGCTCAAGCTATGCGTAAACTTGCTAATGAAGTTGAATATGATTCTAACGTATCACTAGCACAAAATGCTTCACGCGCAGTGGGTACAGCGGGAACAACTCCATTCTCAGCTAACTTTGATTTGATTGCTCAAGGCCGTCAAATTTTAGTTGATAATGGTATGCCAACTAATGACGGTTTATTGTCTTTAGTATTATCTACATCAGCCGGTACTAACCTTCGCAACCTTGCTCAATTACAGAAAGTAAATGAGTCAGGTAATGATGCGTTATTGCGTCAAGGTGTTTTACTAGACCTGCAGGGAGCTATGCTTCGTGAATCAGGTTCTATGTATAGTCATGCAGCAGGAGCAGGGGCTAATTATTTGACAACAGCATTGTTACCTATTGGCACATCTACAATCACTGTAGATACTGGCACAGGCACAATCCTAGCTGGTGATGTAGTAACTTTTGCAGGCGATACTAATAAGTATGTTGTCGCAACTGCTCTAGCTGGTGGCTCGTTCACTATTGGAGAAAGCGGTTTACGAACAGCAGTTGCCAATAATGCAGCGGTTACAGTTGGTGCTGGATACTCTGGTAATATCATGTTCCATCGTGGTGCTCATGAAATCATCGTTCGCCCTCCTGCCGTTCCTGAAGGTGGTGATGCAGCAGATGATGCAATGGTTGTTCAAGATCCTCGCTCTGGTTTGTTGTTTGAGGTTCGAGTATATAAAGGCTACCGTAAGGCGATGTTTGAAGTTGCTCTTGCATGGGGTCAGAAAACTTGGATGCCTAAATATGTTGCTCAAGTCCTAGGCTAAAACTAAGACTAACAACTAACTTCAAAGACCACCTCTCGGGGTGGTTTTTTTATGCCTGAAATAAAATTAATAAATAAACGAAAAGTGTTTGACAGCTAAACGAATTATGTTTATAGTGTTGTTACTGAAGCAAAACAACACAAGGCAAAAACAATGAAATATTTTATTATTAAATCAAATAAGCAGACATTAGGAATTTGGGGCAGAGACATTGATCTTGATGAGTTGGTGAACCATTGCTTTATTGGACATGAAGGCATAACTTACACAGAGATTACAAAAAAGCAGTATTACAAAAGAAACTTAACAGTTAATTATTAAGGGGTAACTTATGACAACATTTTTATCATTGCACGGTATTGAAAAGATCCTTTTAAGGAAACCAGAAGCAGGAACAGCAGAAGTAAGACGAGATTATGAAGTGTTTGAAATAATGGCAGTTGATGCTAATGGCTCAGAGATTATCATTAATTTTTACAGCAAAAACGAAAAACACAATATAATTAACGAGGTTGATCATGAGTAATTATCCTGAAGGCATGAGCGCAACAATTAATGATCCTAGAAGTCCACTGTATATTGAAGCACCTGAATGTGAAGAATGTAATTCCTACCTTGAAGTGCATGAAGATGCAGACGAAAATGGAGCTTATAAGTACACTCTTTGCCCTGAATGTGGGTAAGTTATGCTAGCGCATTAATAAACGATTTAATCCTTTATGAAGCCCTCCCATTGTGAGGGTTTTTTATTGTGCTATTATTTGTTTGAGCAAATAACGTACAAGACACAGGATCATCACAATGACAGTTAAAAAAGCAATTCCAAAAAAAGAACCTTCAAAAAAAGAACCTTCAAAAATTAAGCTGATTAAAATGGCTAAAGAAGATGGAAGTTTAGCTGACGTGCATCCTGAGATGGTTGATCATTACAAGTCTGGCGGTTTTAAAACTGTATAACTCAGGGGTTTATCATGGCATTAATAGTAGAAACTGGCTTAGTGGTAAATGGTGCTAATGCATATATCAGTGTCGCAGAGCTTGATGCTTATTGGGCAGATCGCAACGTCACATTTACTGAGACAACTCCAGTAAAAGATGCAGCAATTATCATTGCTACTCAATACGTTGATTTAAATTTTAACTGGCGTGGCGACATAATAAGTGAAGAACAATGGCTAGACTTTCCAAGATCAGGTGTTTATGACGATCAGAATAGAAGTATTAGTAATGAAACCATACCTAGAAACTTAAAGTATGCGGTATGTGAATATGCCAAAAGACAATTAGCGGCTGAACTTCAACCTGATGTTTATCCTGACGATCTTGGCACAATAGCTTCAAGGTCACAGACGGTGTTTGGTGCAGTTGCAGAAGCAATTACTTATCGTGATGGTACGGGTGGATATTATGGAATTAAACGGTATCCATTGGCAGATAATTATTTAAAGGGTCTGACCATGGGTGGTGTTGGCGGATCATTTTCAACGGTTCGGAGGTGCTAAATGGCATTAGACTTATCAGCAGTTGCAACTAAACTTCTTGATAGTTTAGGTCAAAAAGGATACGTGATCCTAGTGCAAGTTGCAGACACTTATAATCCGGTAACTGGTGTAAAATCTAAGGTTGAAACAGAGGTTCCATTATCCGCTGTAGACCTACCGGTTCCTGATGAGTTAGTGGATGGCACTTATATTAAAAGCACTGATAAATTGTTTATACTGGATGGAGTGGTTGAGCCTAAAAACAATGATTTAATACGTGTTGGAGTTAATAATTATAGAATCATTTCAATTAGTGCAGTTAACCATGCTGGAACACCTCAAGTTTACAAGGTTATAGCCCGTGGCTAATGCTATACCAATTAAACATTTAGGCCGGTCATTGGAGTCTGTTCTAGGTAAAATTGATAAAAATACTATAATGAAGTCAGAAAAGGCAGTTAGAGCTACATTTGTTGCAACGGCTCAAGAGATAATTGTTCGCACTCCGGTGGACACTGGCAGAGCTAGAGCTAACTGGTTTGTCACAAAATCAACTCCAAGCAGTGAAGTAACAAGCAGCATTAATGGTAATTATGCAATAGCAGAAGCAAGAACAGCATTTAAAGACAATGTATTAGGTGAGACTTTTTATATATCTAACAATTTGCCTTACATTGGGGTATTAGAGTTTGGCGGGTATCCAAAGTCAGTTAAAAAAGGATCGCGCAACCGCAAAGGAAAAAGAAAAGGCAGGTATTCTAAACGTTCAAAAAATGGTTTTAGTAAACAAGCACCTAATGGAATGGTTAGAATTGCGCTATCTAAATTTGATGATAGGCTAAAGAAAAGTTTAAAAAGGTATATTAAATGAGTACATATCAAGATATTCATAGTGCATTGACACAATCATTAATTGATTTGAATGTTGCAAGTTTAGGAACATTGCCAATAGCTTATGAGGGGCAAGAGTTTGATCCTGAAACAGATGTTTCTGGTGATATTTTTATTGACGAATCTTTTATGTTCTCACAACAGGAAAGTTTATCTAAAGCCACACTAGATGAAGTTAGAGGTATATACCAACTAACGGTATATCAAAGAGCTAACCTTGGACTCAGTAACGCTCTAGCAACAGTTGATGCTATTATCGACAATTATGTACATAATGATAACTTTACAAGTGGTGTAACTAGAATTGTTATTGTTAATAGTGGCAGAGATGTAGGTCGTACTGATGGTGGATGGTATTCAATACCATTATCAATTATATTTAAAACAGACAAGTTGAGGGCATAAAATGGCTGGCGAATTAAACGGAACAGATGTTGGAGTAGCATTAGACAGTAACGGTAATGGAACCTTTGTTGATTTAGGTGGGATCATATCAAATTCATTTACTTTAAATAATGGCGCGATTGATATTACTAATAAATCAAGTGCTTCATGGCGAGAATTGTTAAGCGGAAAAGGTTTGCAATCATCTGAAATATCAATTGAATGTATATTTTCAAGTGATTTGGTATTTGGGCAAATTAAAGCAATTTCAGGAACGAAAGAATATAAAGACTTTCGTATTGCTAGAGGTGCAGCAATAATAAATGGTGAATACATGGTTTCTAGTTTTGCAGAAACAGCACCGGACAACGATAAACTAACCGCGACATTTACTTTGATGAGTAATGGCGCAACAACTGGTATATAAGAGAGGACACAATCATGGCAGGTGAATTAAACGGTACAGATGTAGCATTGGCTTTTGACATTGGCGGCACTCCCACTGATGTTGGTGGTTTAGTTACTAATAGTTTTACTTTAAACAATGGTGCAATTGACATCACTAATAAGTCTAGTGCTTCATGGAGAGAGCTTCTAGATGGTGAAGGTCTACAATCAGCAGAAATTAGCGCAGAGATAATTTATTCGTCTGATGCCGCTTTTGCCGCAATGAAAACAGCAGCACTGGCAAAAACCTTAAACACTTGTGAGATTGCTCGCGGTGCATCGGTATTGACGGGTGAGTTTATGATTACTTCATATGCAGAAACAGCACCGGATAATGACAAGTTGTCAGTGTCCGTTTCTTTAATGTCAAGCGGACCAGTAACGGGGTTATAAATGGCTAATCCTTTATTGGGTGAATACAAGATTGATCTAAATGGACTTAGTTATGATCTAAAGTTGAGTATGTCAGTCATAGCAAGTTATGAGGATGAATTAAACTCTGATTTTATGGCTGATGCTTATGCGGGTATTCAAGCTATGGTGGAAGCGGCTCAATGCAAAGACCAACCTGCAAAGTATGCGTCTATACTATGCAGGGCGGTTAGTCGCAACAAAGCAGCGATGTTAGTTTACCTCGCTGCTAAAGAGTCCAACTCACAAGTTGAGTTAGGTGAGATACATGAAGCCTTTCTTGTAGATCATGCACTTGATGATGCTCGGTTCCATCCAGCTATTTTTACAACATTGGCATTGTTTGCAATACAGGGTAAAAAACCTAAAAAAAAAGACAATTCCAAAGCTGGATAGTTGATGTTGATAAACCAGAACCTATTGATTTTAACTATTGGCTAAGGGTGTCATGTAAAGAGCTGAATATACAACCGAGCGAATTCTGGCAAATGCCTTTTTTTGTGATCTATAACGCAATGAGAGGCGCGTTTGATTACAAGGAAGAAGTCAATCGTGCTGAAATTTTAGACGCAATGCGAGAACGTAGAAAAAGGTTGAATTGGTCATGATAGAAAAGATCTTAGTCAAGCTAGAAGCTAATGTAAAAGATTATGTCAAAGGCATGGAGGAAGCCGATAAACAGCAAAAAAAAACTGGCGAATCAATTAGTGATTACGTCAAGATTGTTGATGCAGCAGATAAGCAAAATCAGCAAACAAGCAAGTCAACAAAACAACATTCTAAAAACATGGAGAAAGCAGGGAAGCAAAATCAAGAAACTGATAATTCTGTAAAACAGTATGTTACCGGCATGGGGAAAGCTGAAGATCAGAATAAGAAAACAGAAAAATCAGCGGAAGATTATACTGATGAATTAAATAAAATTGATAAGCAGAATCGCAAGACAAGCAAGTCAACGAAAGATTATTCTGATGATATGGAGAAAGCAGACGATCAAAATAATGAGTCCAGCAAGTCTAGCAATAAAATAGCTTTAATGATGGGTAAAGTAGGGGTAGCAGCTAAAGCAGTCGCTATTCCTATCGCTGGAATGGCAGTGGGTGTAATGGCTTTAGGTTCAGCACTCACAGCAATGAGTTTGAATGCAGCAAGTAACCGCAAAGAGCTAGAACGATACGCTCGACAAGCCAAAACATCAACTGGTGAATTTCAAGCATTGGCATTCGCAACAAAGCAATTCGGTTTGGATGCTGATTCAGTTGCAGATATTACCAAAGATCTTTCTGACCGATTTGGTGAATTTGCAACAGCAGGATCAGGAGCCTTCCAAGACTTTGCTGATGTAATGGGATTAAGTGCTAGAGAAGCTAGGGTAGCGGCAGTAGAGTTCAGTAAAATGTCTGGCAGAGATGCTTTGCAGGCAATGGTCACTCAATTAGAAAATGCGGGTGCTACTGGCGATCAAATGACTTTTGTTCTTGAAAGCATGGGTTCTGAATTAAGCCGGTTAACTCCTTTATTTACTAAAAATGGCGAGGAATTAAAAAGGTTAGAAGAACGATATAAAAGTTTAACCGCTAACCTTTCAATAAGTGATCAGCAAGCAGAGGATCTTAAAGATTTATCGGAGTCATTTGATTTAATAAATGAAGCAGTTGGTAAAGCAAGCACTGCTATTGGTGCTAGGTTCGCGCCTTATTTAAACAATATGATTAACAGTGTTATCAATGTTATTCCTGAAGCCACTAATACAGTAATTGATTTCTTTAATTCTTTTGTTGCCGCTGAAAATTTAAGGTCAGTACAAGATGCTGATGCACAAATAAAAAATACAACAGATTCAATTATAGCGTTAGAAGAAAAGTTATCAAATGTGGGCAGTCTTGGCAGTTTGCGAAAAGGCGTTAATGTTAGTGATCAGAAAGCAGCAATTGAACAAGCACTTGAGGCAGAACGTGAAAATCTAATGCTTCTTGAGTTGCAAAAAGAAACTTTAGAAAAACAAACAGAAGAATATAAATTACAAAACGCTATAAAACGTCAAGGTGGAGAAATATCCGTTGGCACTGATGGAAAAATATCCACTGGAACAGGTGGAGATGCAGTATCAAATTTTGATAAAGAAGAAGCTAAAAAAAGGGATGCAAAAACTCAAAAAGGTGAAGATGAACTTCAGGCGATATTTGATCAACAATTTGCGGAAACTGAAGTAGAGCGTGAAGCCGAACAAGCTAGAATAGAAATGCTCAATGAATTTGCAATGACTAGGACAGAAGCAATAGTTGATCAATACATTAAAGAAATGGGGATGCTTACAGAGTATCAATTAGCAGTTGGAGCCAGTGATAAAGATCTTGCAGCGAGAAGGTTAGAAATAGCTAAAAAGTTCAACAATGACGTTTCAAAAATAAAATCTGATGAAGTTAAAACTGAAGAAGAAGCGCAGAAGAAAAAAGCAAAGGCACTTGATGCAGGCTTACAGGTTGCCAAGCTGGTAGGTGCGGCAATGTTCGCAGATAATAAAGCAGTACAAGCAGGTCTAATTATAGCGGATACAGCTTCTGCTATTATGAAAAGTTTATCCATTAGTCCTTATGACTATGCAAATGTCGCTGTAATTGCGGCAACAGGTGCTATTCAACTAAGTAATGCTCTTAGTGCGTCAAAGGGTGGCGGTTCTACTTCAGGTGCTTCAAGTGGCTCAGGTGGTGGAGGTGGATTATCAAGACAACAACCTCAAAACTTTGTTGAAGAAACTACCAGCCTTGAACTCACGGAACAAACTGAGAACGGCATCACAACACAAAGGTTAGTATTGTCATTAGAAAACGGTCAAGATTTATTTGATGCAATAATCGAAGGCACTGAACAACGAAAGAGGACAGGCCGATGAGAGTTACATTATCAAATAACATTTCAAACAACATTCCAAAGATGATTACAGGAGGGATAAGCGAAGATCTCCCGAAAAATGTAATAAAGCCAGATTTTAGTGATATTTATGTCAGTAGCGATCCACAAAGATTAACGATGTCGTTTGGTGTTGTTAATGAATGTGATTATATAGCAGTCGCGGGGCTAAACATAAGTGGAAACGGAAACGGTACAAGCAGAGTGAGAGTTAGTAATGCTGCTTTTGGCGCACCCGCTGGTGATGCCGTTACAATTCGCACAGTGAATGTAACTAATGATCAAGTTGTTGTAATAACGTTTCCAAAACAATCATTTACAGATTTGAGAATAGGATTGTACAAAGAGACTGGCATTGGTAATCCATCAGTTGCATATGTAGCGGCTGGATTGTCTTTTGAAGTGCCAAACGGTGGTGAGCAAGCTGGATATAACCGGCAGTTTTTAGCTCGCAACAATACAAACAAAACAACAGTTAATGGTTTATCCGCTCCAATATCACAACTCAGAAAAAAGAAACAAGCTAGAGGTAAATTATCAATACCTAATGCTACCAAAGAATTTTCAGAGACGACTTATCAAACGTTTTTAGATTTTGCGTCTAGCAATATTTTTTTTATAACTGAGCAAGAGGGTGTTTATCCTAGTCAGTTTACAGGTACTAATGCGAGTTCTTATTTATGTTATGATCTTGGCAACAACTCAGTTTCTGCTCATGCAATGACAAGATCGTTAAATGTTATAAGTTTTGATTTCAAGGTGTTCAATGGTTTATGAGTATATTTGAAGATGCACAAAAAGAATTTAGTCAACAGCACTTTACAATTGTAGAAATTAAACTGCCAGTTATTCAGGGGCAATGCAATATTAGCGGTGCAGGTGGATATGGCACTCCAAAAACTTGTGATGAGTCTTGGGACGAGGTTGCTGATGGTTATAAAACTTATAAGTTTACACAAGTAGATGCTCCATTATTACCTGAAAGTGGCATTCTTAGAATCATAAAAAGCATCAATGAAACTCCAGCAGAATTACAACCCAGCAAAGGTCTAGCGAGTCGCGGCACAGTGGCTATTACTATGATTGATGTGTTAGGCGATCCCAATCCATTCTCACCTGCCGTGATAGCTAATGGCGAAGGAATAGGGTTATACCTTGCTAAATTGGCAGCCAGAAATGAAGTTTCAGGCAAAGAAATAACAATTAAAAACTATCATTTACCGGCTGATGGCAGTCCAGTTGATTTGGTAAATGGCGCACAAACTAGACATTATATTTTAGAATCGTTAAACCCAAACAAAAACGGATCATGGACTTTTAATGCCAAAGACGAATTATCGCGTGTTGATTTAGATGAGACGGTTTGGCCTGCTCCTACATCTAGTTTTATTAATACTGATACAACTCATACACAAATACACATTGATGTAGTAACCGACGAAGCTATTAAAGTAAATGACACACTTCGAGTTGGTGAAGAATTCATGAAGGTAATTGCTCTAGGTACAAACTCTGTCATAGTGCAAACTAGAGGCACTCAAATTGTTTATACAAATTTATTAACTGAGACAATTAAAGAAGCTCACTCAGCAGGTGACAGTATTTTTATTTGTGAAATATCAGACAATGAAAAAATAGCTGATTTATTAGAGCGCATATTGTTAGACGTTGGTGTTTTGCCTTTTTATATACCAAAAGATGATTGGAACACAGAGCTTGATAAATGGCATCCAACAACTAGAGTGAATACGTTGTGGTACGAGTCAGAAGATACAAACAAAGTGCTAGAAACGATCCTGACTTATTACATGATAGATATGTGGTTTGATCCTATTGTAAGAAAGATTAAATTAGCCGCGGTCAGTGCATGGCAGAACACAGAATTAACATTAACAGAAGGGGATGAAATTGATTTTGAAACTGTCACAAAAAAAAGAGCGGAGCAATTACGCGCAACTAGAGCAGTGGTTGTTTACAGCAAACCATTTCTAGCAACGTCTGACAGCATTGAAAATTTTAGAAAATCCGCAACATATACAAGAACAGATTTAGAGTTGCCTACGTCATTTGGGAAACCAAAAGTTAAGCAGTTTAACTCCAACAGATTTATTGACACAGATGGTGCAATACTATTAACAAACAGATATGTAAACAGATTTACAGATCCTAGTTATTTCAGTTGGATTACTCAAGAAAGCAAATTAAAATTTAATGTAGGTGACGTAGTTGATAAATTTACATCAGCGACAACGGGTTTTGATGGTTTACAAACTAGTACCAGTCGAGCGCAGATAGTCGCAATTAAACCAAGGTATACAAATGTTGGCAGAGAATATGTAATAAAAGCTCTATCTTATGAGCCACTTTTTGAAACCGGATCGGAAGTATTGCAAACTGGTCCTACAGATAATTTAAATCTACATGTTATGGCAGGAACACCACCTGAAGTCGTTGAATTAATAATTATTTTAGATAAAGTTACAGCCAGTGCAACATCCACATCAGCATCCGGTATTTCAGTTGGTAATTTTGCGGCAGGCAGCAAACTAATTATCATACTTGCAAACGGCACAAAGATTAGCGGCAAGGGTGGTAACGGTGGTCAAGGTGAGAGCATATATCAACAAGGTGAAGATGAAGAAGTGATAATACCAGCGGTAAACGGAACAGATGGTGGTATAGCGTTTTTAGGGCATCCTGATGTTGAGGTTGATATTCACTTTACAGGTGACACATCTGCAATCAGTTCAAACTATCCGATAGCTGATGGCTTTATACTTGCTCCTTCAGGAGGAGACGGTGGTTTTAATTCCACTTTTGTTGGTGATGATGTATTCAGCGGTAATGGTGGAAATGCAGGACGAGGTCAAGACTATGGATTAGCGGGGTTGGCTGGTGAAACATTTGGAACAGCACAAGAAGGATCAGATGGTGGAGGTAACACAGCATTTGGGGTAAACGGTGTTGATAATAACGCTATTGGCGGAGTAGTTGGCAAAGGTATCGTTGATAACGGTGGCGTGATTAATTTAATACCTTCAGGGACGTCAAGATACGTTAATGGTGGTGGCGACCATCCGTCGAATTTAATCGGGGGCTTTAATTTCAATGGCGGTGGAGACAATCCATAATGAAGATTAATAATTATTTAAAAGGAGGCCGATAATGGCTTGCGTTAATTTTGTAAATTTATGCCACATTGCTGGCACTACTATAAATGTTGATTGGTCGTACACTGAAGACGATGGTGTAACACCAATCGACATAACTGGCGTGACTGCTCAACTGCAATATCTTACAGATCCAAGTGATATTGCTTCAGTAGTGGATTTGTCAGGAGGCGTTGTTGATGGTGTAAATGGATTAGGTAGACACTCGTTAACAATCGGGCAAAGTCAAAGCTTACTTCCAATCGGCAGTGCTGTAAAAGCCAATTTTATATCGCAGTTGATGTTTACGTATCCAGATTTTACAAAAGAAGTTGTCGCTGGTATCAACTCAACATATGAGCAGAATTTAATTAGACCGGGTATATCACCATGAGTACGCTAACTGTTTTTTTAGGTGATCTTGGAAACCGAGGTATTGATGGTGAAACTGGTTTAGGCGTTGCAGATATACGCGAATCAATAATTGAAAATCCATTGCTTTCAGTGCTTAAAACTAACAAATTGAATAACGTTGGTGATGTTACTGTTTCAAGAACTGGCGAAGCATTGATAGAAGATCGCTATGGTGATTATCAATTTATCACGGGCGATGATCATACAAACTATCTTTACTACTCAAATGATTTTGCAAATTGGAGTGACATTCTAAATAATTGGACATTAACATCGACAAACAATGCTGATCCAGATGGTGGAAATGATGCATCTTATATAACGCTTGATCAAGATATTACATCCGCGACAGCATATGCAATTGAATCAGTAGTTTCAGGAATGACATCAGGATATAAAACCGCATCTTTTTGGTTTAAAGTTGTTTCTGGCACAGTTACAGATTTAGAAATAAAAATTGGGCAAGAGATATTTAGAGTAAAATCAAACTTAAATTCAACGTGGGAAAGAGTGTCAGTATCAACTGAAGTAAATTTTGGTGGCGCATTGATTAGCATAAAGCCAATTGGCTTGACTGGCGCAGTAATCGGGCTTTACAACTGCCAGTTCGAAAACGGCTCTAATGTTACAACCTACATTGATGTTCCAGCCACCACACCTGTCACCGTTGCCAACACAGTACCACCAATCAGGCGCAACAACTTAGGCTATTTGATAGAAGAAACCAAAACAAACATCATCCAAAACACTGAGAATCTAACCAGAACTAATTGGGATATATCAGGCGGTACTATTGGCAGCTATAATGGTCAAGGCGTTTTTAGGGATTGGTATCAATATATTCAAATGACATTTACTAATCAAAGTTTGCTTTTATCGTCAACAGGCACATTCACACCGAACGTTGATTACACAGTAAGTTTTTTTGTGTATGTCTTATCAGGCAGTGTTACATCGTTAACTATATCATTGCAAGGTGGTGCAACTGTTAATTTGATAGAGTTGCCAACCGAAGGTTTTGTGAGATTAAATGCAGTTGTAAGAGCAGGAGCAGCTGGTGATTTAGTATTTAATTTTATATCACCTGACCTGACTGGCAACGTTCTTTTCATGGGTGTTCAAGTTGAAACGGGCGGTTTGACGTCATACATTAGAAGCGCGACAGGCTCAGTTACGAGGCCAGAAGATGACGTAAACGGCACGTATACATTACCGAGGCCAGATGCACCGTGGAGCTTTGCATTTAGCCATAATTCGGTTATTGATAATTCATCCATAAAGTTTGTTTTTGATAATGGACAAGCGCCTTTAAATGATTTTGCAGCGTGGTTCTCAGGTACACAACTCAATATTAAAATAGGCTCTGTTACATCAACGTTCAACAATGCTCTTGATTCGACAAGATTGGGTGCGGTTTATGATGGTACTAACATTAAACTTTATAAAGATGGTTTTTTGTATGATACACAAAGCAACAATGGTTTTGTTTCAGTTATTGCACCAACTGTTTATGTTGGCAGTGACGATACAAGCACCAACTCAATCAATGCATATTTGAGCAATATGGAATTTTGGCAGGATGAATTGACAGCAGCAGAAATGCGAACGATAACGGGAATTTAAAAATGACAACTACAGTAACAGCAGAAGACAACGCACCAAAAGTTCTGATAAGTCAGTCAGGTCGAAAAGGTGATCCCGGAACAGACGGCACAAACGGTGATGGATTTAATCAAGTTAGAAAATCTTTACTTGATAACCCTCTTTGTCATTTATTTAAAACAAATAAACTTGTCGAGACATCAGCACCTACAGGCACAGATAGTGACATAACATTTACAAGAGCATCAACGGCAACATATGTAGATCGTTATGGCATTGTAAGAACAGCAGCAGTTGATACTATTCGAGAAGAAAAAGATGGGTTCTTAATTGAAGAGGCGGGCACTAATTTACTTCCATACTCAGAAGCGTTTAACAATGCAGCATGGCAGAAAGTAAATACTGTTATTACGCCTAATGTTACTACATCCCCTGACGGCACTGTAAATGCATCTAAATTAGATTATACAAATTTAGACGGTGTGTTTAGGGAAGTTATTGTAAATACTACTGCTACATCATTTACATTTTCAATTTGGGTAAAAAGCCCTAGCGCAGATAGGAGCATTAGACTTAAGCTCAGAAATTCTCCAACGGTAATTAATTTTACACAAACAGACTTTACGGCAACTTCAGAATGGCAGAGGTTCAGCGTAACACTTACAAGTTTTGCTGAAAACTTGGTTTGTGAACTAATAAGTATAACTGAGAATTTAGATTTTTATATCTGGGGCGCACAGCTTGAACAATCCTCAGCTGCTACTAGTTACATACCAACAGTTGCAACGCCTGTAACTAGAATAGCTGATAGAGCTTTGCTGCCAGTTTTAAATAATGTAGTTACAAAAGAATTTTCAATCTTTGGGATTATATCTAATACATCATCATCAACAACAGGGAATAAATATATTTTTAGAATGCCTGTATCATCTGGGTTTCTTGCGTTCTTTTACAACACATTTTTTAATTCATTTAATTTTAGATATGATGATGGTGCAGCAGTACAAACAGGACTTATACCTACAGAAAATATAAAATATTTTGCAATAACTGTAGATGGGGCAAATGTAAAATTAAACATTAACGGGACAGAAAGTTCGGCATCTAAAATTACAGACCCGTCGTTAGTGTTCAATTTCATAGCATTTTTTGGACAAACAGGAATTGCATTATCAAGTGGAAATATCAAAGATTTTAGGTTTTATGATTTTGCGTTAAACGCCAACGAAATAGAGTATTTACTACCATGATTGATTTAATAACTTATATACCAAACGTTGAAGAATTTAGAGTAGAAGCGCAAGCAAATGCTGAGAATAACGTACTAGGGTTTAGTATTGATGATGATGATAACTTATCTTATGACGTCGGCAAGATACCAGTTTTTTATCATGCGGATGGAGAAAGAACACTGTCATTAATACGTCTTTTAAATCAAGATGAAGTTGATGTTTTTGATTCACTAGATACATGTCAAAGAATTGGCGTTTGTGAAAATGGTGAATATATTTTTGATGATGGTGGTCAAGAAATATACGACAGTGTTTACGACAGAACAGCAATTGAAATTACTGATATTGATGGAAATGTAACAGAATACACTCCACCTGAAATACTAGGCCAGTTTGCATAATTGAAACAAAAATGAAAAGTTCGCTATGTGTTTATGTTAATATGTAGCGAAACTATCAAAAAAAATTATGAATGCAACAAGGT